GCGCTGCCGCTCATGGGCTGCGTTACAAAGATCAGGCTGTACAAAACAGCAAAAATCGTCCCCGTCAGGGTCAAGGCCAAGCAAATCCCCACAAAATAGCGAAGACGGGCCTCCAGAATCTCCGGAAGATCACTCACAGACGTCCTCCCTGGGCACAAGATCCTCGGTACACGTTCCATTTGCCTCGCAAACAGGGGGCATGCACTCCTCCGAGGCGAAATTTGCCGGATCCTGACAGGGGTAGCGGTAATGTCCGTCGCCCGCCCACCAGAAAACCCCAGCAACCACGCCCAAAAACACCAATGGCCAGAACATCAACAGCCTTGTCATCTCACCACCGCCCCTGATCCCTGCCTCAACTCAACGTTCCAGAAACCCACTCCAAACAATGCGTCCCAGCAACCCACGCCCCATCAGAGAGCAGAGGTTCAAGGGCCAAGAGACCAGCAGCTAGGGCCTCGTTGCACGATTCTCGGTCCGCGGAACTTGGACCTGGGATCGTGTGACAACCGAACTCCATGCTGCAGACGAGGATCAGCGGAACAAACATCTCGGACATCGTACCATGGACGGCCCAACGAAAATATCCCCGCGATTTTTGTGACCAGAAAACATGTTTCGCATTTGCATCAAATACTCGGGGGTGGGGTACTTGTGGTCTACTTGTAGCCCAATGAAATTACCCCCGAAATTTTTTATGAAACTAATAACTAAAGCCCCGCGCGCTCGACCGGGGGGCCGAAAAAGGGGGGAAGGGGGTCGCGAGGTGCGCGGATCGCGGGCCTTGGCAGGCTGCAGTTACCCCGGCGAGGCGCGCGGATGTATCGAAAGATATAGAGATGCATCCGATTGGATGGCGTTCGCTTGTGCTTTACTTGTTGACAAGGCACAATGCCATCGGCTATGACTTCAGTCATAGGGCAGCGATGGTCGCGGTCCTGTTAACAAGGAGAAAGACAATGGCAAGCGTAACGCAATTGATGAACGCGTTTGAAGCGGTCGAGGTGATGGATGCCCGGATCAATGGCACCAGCCTTGACGTCGCGAAGGCTGAGCTTGAAGCGCTGAGCCGCTTGAAGAAAGCGGTCGAGACGCGCATTCAGGCCTATCGCGAAATCGCGGTCGAGGATGGCAAGGCCTACTTCAAAGAAGTATGGACCGAAGAGCATGTGGTGAAGGGGCATTACAAGAAGCGCTTCACCTGGGTCGACTAAGTACTTGTGCCCTGATCGTGCATGGTGTACGATCAGGGCACGTCACCAAGACGTCTTAACAAGGAGAAAGACAATGGCAAAGAATCCCTTCGGCAAGTCGCGCCCCCAGACCCAGCCCTACGCAATCTATAAGGCGGGCGATATGATCTGGCACGTGTGCAAGACCTATCAGACCCCCGCGAATGAGGGCGTCTATTCTCGGTGGTTTGTGTGGGCTAAGTCGCCTATGACCTACGGGAGCTTTGAGGGCGGCGATACCTACGCGGACGAGGTGCGCCGCTATGGGACGCTTGTTGCGGCAGACCCTGAGTGGATGGCGGCTTATGCCTTCCCCGGGTGGACGCTTCCCACGCCTGCCGAATATCTGGCCGACGCCTGATGCATCGGTGACCCGCCCCGCAAGGGGCGGGCATCCCGTGCACCAAGCGCGACAACGAAAAGGACAATGGCATGTATACGATAGACAATCCCCTGCAGAATCCGCGGTTCATGGCCGCGACCACCCGCGCGCACCTGCGCCTGATCAATGCAGGCATGACCCCGCCGCGCGGCGTTCGCAAGGCCGACGTGCTGAACAAGGCGGCGAACCTGACGGGCAAGCCCTACAAGCGCGGCGAGTATAAGGCGGCGATTGCCGACCTGACGGCGCTACTCGGAACAATCGGATGGGGGGCTTGATACATGAACGTAACAGAGAAGCTTGAGAGCTATGCCCGGGACTTCCCGGGCTTGGTTTTCCAGAATGACGGCTATCAGGAAATGCCTGCCGCCGACAAAGAACGACTAGCGCCACAGATTGCAGAGCTTGAGACCCTGCTAAAAGAGCACGTTTGGGGCTTTGTCCGGTTCCAAAACTTCAAGCGCCGCCCCGAAGGGCACTTAGTTTTGCGGTGTCAAGTTTTCTACAACGATGAACGCTCTTTTGTGGGCGTGTCCTACATCGATGTGCGCGCCTTTGCACATCTGCCAGAAGAGGCCTGACCCATGTTCTACATCTACGCGACCCGGCGCGATGACCTGACCAAGTATTACTGGAACCGCCGCAAGGCCGATTGGCAGCTGGACCTAGTGTCCAGCTGCTACTATCCGACGGCGGCGGGCGTGAACCGGGTTTACACGGGCATGTCCCGCGCGGGCCTAGTCTGGCGGCGGTTCCACGAATTAGGATTCAAGCGCGCCCCGGCCTGATCACATTGCCAGGGGGGATCTTTCGCCTCGATCCCCTCCACCTGCCACGCCTTCGGGCGTGGCCTTTTTATGCGCGGCCCATGGGCCGCTGATATAATAGGGGGATGCAAAGGCGCAGGGCCGCAGGGCCGCAGGGTCTAGGCCCAAAAACATCCCGGATTTTTCCGCTTGTGTCTTACTTGTTCCCGTCGTACAATCTCCGCAGGCAATCCCGCCTTTTCATAGGACAAAACATGCAGCACGCTATCATCTACAACGGGCCCAGCCTCTTGGATGGAAAGCCCATTGTCGTTATCGCCACCTATTCCAATCGCAATAGCAAGACCGGGCGCGTCGTGCAAACGTACATCTTGCGCGCAGATATCAACCCGCTGGAAGCTTCCAAGACGGGCGAAGATTATTCCATCTGCGGCGATTGCGTTATGCGCGGCACGCCAACATCGGATCCGGACCGCAAACAGGCGCAGGGCCGCCGCTGCTATGTCAACCTTGGGCAGGGCGTGCTGATCGTTTACAAGTCATTCTTGCGCGGCCTATACAAAGCCGGATCCGCCCGCGACATGGGCCGCGGCCGCTTTGTCCGTGTCGGCACATACGGGGATCCGGGCGCGGTCCCGTCGCACGTGTGGGACGAGCTGCTATCAGAGGCCACCACGTGGACAGCGTACAGCCATCAATCCGGCTGGCGTCCAGACATTGCCATGCAATCGGCCGACAATTACGCGCAAGCTTGGGCCCATTGGCGCGCAGGGCGGCGCACGTTCCGTGTCATCGCGGATCTTGGCCAGATGGACACGGCGCACGAAGCCCTCTGCCCGGCATCCAAAGAGGCAGGGCGGCGCGTCCAATGCACCGCATGCAAGCTCTGCAAGGGCGGCACCGCGGCTAAGTCCATCGCAATCGTCGAGCACTAAGGACCGGGGGCCACGGCCCCCGCTTCTTTTTCCTGTGATCACACCTGTGATCACAAAGGCGCAGGGCCGCAGGGCCGCAGAGTCAAGGCGCAGGGCGCAGGGCCTAGGACCTCGGACCTCGGCCAACCACGCCCGCATAGTGATCAAACACCTCGGCGCGCAGGGCGCAGAGCATAGGCGCAGGGCCCTCGAACATCGATCCTCGGACCTCGGACAGAGGTTTGTGAGCCAAATCAACAGCCTCCGAACCCCGGATCAGGTGAATGTAACTAGAAGCGAGGGCCTTTACCAAGAAAAACGAGAGGCCTCCGCGCGCAGAATATGAAGTATGCCAAGCGACCTGATGCGGCGAGAGTTTTACGCGCGAAGACTTCGAAATTTTTAACTCAACCCAGAATGGCATTCCGTCCCACAGCACATGCAGGTCGGGAATCCCTCCGCCATGTCGGTTTTCAATCCTCGTCGTCATAACTCCTTTGGGGAGATTTCTTTTCAATGTACTCCAAAAGTTCGCTTCCGGACCCTGAGTCATCGGGGGTGATATCCTTGATCTTCGCCTCCATCTGGAAGGCGTGCGGGTACTTCTGCTGCAGGGCAGCGAGGCGGGCTGTGATCTCGTCCCGCGAGAGCTGGTCCAGCGTGTTGATCGTCTCGCGGCGGTCGATGGTCAGGCCACCCAGAGCAGACCTGATCTTTTCGGCGTTGATAGCCGCAGAGTATTGACCAGCCTCCTCAGCACCACGAGAGAGCTTCGCAAACCGTTCAAGCTGTCCGATGGTGGTGACCCCGAACCTACGCTCTCGCTCCTCGCGCAGCTCTTGGATACGCTCCAGCACATGCGGGTAGCTCTTACCGTCCAAAAGCTTCACAGCGTATTGGTTCGCCGTGTCCTTCGCGAAGCCTGCTCTCCTCGCGCACTCAGCATTGGAATAGATCCCCTCGACCATGAGCTTACAGAAGGTCTCTTGTCGACTGGTCAGCACCCCGGGCAGGTAACGCCCCGGCGGGCGGCGTTCTTCAACAGGTGGTTTCTTTCTCGGCATCCTGTCCTCCAAGATGTTATTGTTCGCAGCCTACAACAGGAGGCCCGGCCCTTTCAAGCTGAGTTCTCCTATAGGGGTTTTTCCAGAGGATTTCCCTACTCCCGTTTCAAAAAAACCAGCGAGGCGTCGATCAGGCAAGTTCTTCCCCGTGACAAGTTTACCACCCATGGAACATATTCGTGTCACGGAATAGGTACTCATAACGTATTGATTTCGTGTGATAAAAATCTAAAAAAATCAGCCGTGACGTCCGTGACGCCTTTTTGAGAAAACCAATTCAAAAGTTTTCGTTTTTTCTGGCGGGACCCCTATAGCAAAACTCATTTTTGGACACTAACCCACTGACAAACAACAAAAAAATCCGTGACAAAGCTTGTCACGGAGCTGGCGCAAAGCCGAAGCTTTGTCACGAATCAGTTGGGCAGAGGATGTTTTAGACCAAGCTTTTATACAGATCCAAGGTCCGAGGTGCAAGGGCCTTTATTCTGCCCTCCATATCCTCATCACACCGTGGCCCGCCCATCTCCACACCCATTGCATGTGTCCTTTGTGCCTCCAGTTGCGAGTCCGGATGGCGCTTCGGAATGCTTTGAGTTCTTCAGGTGTGCCCTCATACACGAAGCTCTCTCCAATCCTCATCTCTTCGAGGAAGGTGTACACCAGTCGAGAGGGTTCTTTTTTTGTTGCTTTTCTGCGATCTGGGATGGGGATATCTTTTTCGATGTTCACAGTGATCATGGGGAATCTCCTTTTGTGGTACGAAAATAGTAGTGTTACCAGTGTCACCAGTCAATTAAAATATAACCGATCCCCCCGGATCTCGGACCTTGACACTACCCCCATTCATCCACTAACTTGTGCGTGGGCAACAAGCCCGTCAACTAAGGAGGATCAAGAGATGTTCTTTTTTCGGAATAAACAAGAGCCGATGCCCAAGCGTGACATCCACGCAGAGGCGGCGCTGGGGATCAGCAACGCAGCATCCGTGCTGCCACCTAAGAGGTTCATGGACTTGGTCTACTGGGCCATCATCACCAACCGCCAGATCAGCGTCGAGGACATGGACGCGCTGGCCAATCGGCTGTCGCGGGCGGCTTGGGAGAGGGGGCGGAGATGATCGAATACGTCGCAATCCTCTGGATCACGATGCACGGCGGCCCGCTCGACGGCAGCACATACGGCATCCCGTTCCTGACCGAGGCCGCCTGCGAGAAGGCGATGGTGCCAGTGGGCGATGCCCTCGACTATGACTACAGCATGGAATGCACCACCATGCCCGTTGAGGTGGAGATGTTGCCATGACCGACGAAGAACTGGTGAAGCGGCTGCGTGACCCAGACGAGATGACTTGTGCAGACGGAATGGAAGCCGCCGACCGCATCGAAGCTCTGACGGCCAAGCTGGCGAAGGCGCTGGGGATCGGCAACAAAATGGCGAAGTCGATTGAGGGAAATTACTACATCCCCGGCGTGGTTAAGGAATGGCGCGCAGACCTGAAGCAAGAGGGAAGCAAGACATGACTGACGCAGAACTGATTGCACGGCTGCGGGAGGGTGCAACGTGGGACGATGACGTTGCCGCCGCCGACCGCATCGAAGCTCTGATTAACCTGAACGAAGCCTTGGTGGAGTTAATGGACGACCGTGACGCCAAGCTGGCGAAGGCGTTGGAGGGGTTGGATAAAGCCGCTGCGCTAATTGAGGATAGGCACTTTGTTCACATGACTTCGCAAAGAAGAAACCCCAAAGACTACATCTCAGATTGGTCCCTAATTGCGGAAGAAGTCCGCGCCCTGCTGGCCGAGATCGGGGGAGAGAAGGGATGACTGACGAAGACAAGCGCATGCACTTCCGCTGCGGAGACTGCGACACCAACTTCAGCACCCCCGATGCCGTCTTTCCGATGGACGTGAAGAAGCTGAGCAAGCTGGTCCGCGAAACCAAATGCCCGACATGCGGGGCCGGGTCGAAGCGGCTGTATCTGCGGGCGAATGTGAAGGAGGAGAAGACATGAGCGGAGCATTGAAAATCAACCATATGTATTGCCCGCTGTGCGGCGAAAAAAGTCTGGGCGGGACTGCTGACAGCAGGCCCGTCCACATGGAAGCGTTTGGTGTCGCCGCCCACGCAGTCAGGAGACGCCGCGACTGTGATTCATGCGGCGGAAGGTCCACGACCTTTGAACTCACCGAAGAAGCGCTACACGCCATCGCCCATCGGGTGACTGGCACGAACCTGAAGATCGGTTTCTTAGCCAACCAGATCGCCCAACTTATTGAGGGGAAGGAACTATGACTCTGAAAGTCATACCCGGCGCAGGCCAGAGGGCCGAAGACCTAACGGGCGAAATGGCCCAACGCATCAAAGAGGTGATCTATGAATACGGCGGGCGGCTGCCGCTGGCCGCTGCCATTGGGGTGCTAACTATGGTGCAGCATGAATTGATGGCGGATGACGACGATGCCTCGTGACGCCAGCAACAGCCCCGGATCGAGGGCCTTGAGGCTGGCTGGATACGTCAAGCTTCCTGCGTGGTGGTGCACTCGGGAGCAGTTCGAGCTTATAGAGTATATGTGCCAAGGCAATTTGCCTGAAATCAATAAGATCAAGGAGAAAGCATATGGCTGTGGGCCGGAAAGTGATCACGCGCGACATGATGGTGGCGGCGAGGGATAAGGGGTGGAACGCCACCCAGACAGCAAATCACTACGGCCTACACAGGTCATCGGTGGCAGCGGCCTGCGAACGCTTTGGGATTGAGCTGGCGCAGTCCAAGTTCAACCCGGACATGCCATCGACCCGCAGCCGCTTCTGGAAAGAGATCGTCGACGCTGCGACACTACAGCCCAAGAAGAAGCCTGTGTTCTCCGCCAGTCCAAGGGCCGTGGAGCGAGCTCTTGAGAAGCTTCAGCAAGAAAAGAGATTGCAGGCACTGAAGTGACCCGCTAAAAAGCTCGTGAGGGGCGCACACGAAACCGGGTCGGTTTTGTATTGGTCGAAGATCAGACTGCGCTACGGCTTATCATTCCACCACCGCGCTCCTCACGACACCCTCCTTGACATAGACGCCTGTTGTCTGTACACAAGTAACACACAACCTATTAAACTAAGAGGAGTACACCATGCCTACGGCAGGTTCAGAAATCCCCCATCCCGACTATGGCCTTGATCACTCGACGCGCCTGCTTGTGTTGCAGGATGCGGAGGTGATGGGCGTGAAGGCTGCGGCTTTGACCCACAGCGTTAGCGTTGCGAGCGTCTACATCTGGCGCAGGCGCTATGACTTCACCGCCCACCATGAAACCAAACGCAAGGAGAACTGAGATGTCAGACAAAACGATCACCATCACCATGTCTATCGAGTACGCACAGACGGCCATCGACAGCCTCGAAAACGACATCGAGCTGACCGACAGCGGCTACCCCAACTTCCGGGACGTGAGCGAGATGAAGTATTACCTGCGCCGCGCGGAGCTACTGCAAATGCTGTGGGCGGCGGTTCGGGACGCCAACGCTGCCGAGGACCAAGAGCCGCGGACCGAGGAGGCTGTGTGATGACCCACTACAAACCCTGCCCGGAGTGCGAGGGCCGAGGAACGGTGCTCTACGAGCGCGTCCACCGCCACACCTACGGCCGCGACGTTGGCTTCATCGAGGAGTACGAAGACACCTGCGAAAACTGCGACGGCTTGGGCCAGATCGAGGACTACGACGAAGAGGAGGACGAGTGATGGCTAAGTGGGAACTGGACTGCACCGAAGAGGACCAAGGTCCGAGGCCCGGGGAAATCCGCGTGGTAAACTACGTGGACGGTGAGACGGTGGGTGTCGATGCCTTCGGGAACCCGGGCCCCATCGCCCTGTTCAGGCACCGCATCGAGCAGTTCTGGGACGGCACGTGGGCAGAGATCAAGGTCTACCAAGAGGACGGCGACGTGCTGCGGGAGGTGAAACAATGACCAAGGTCCGAGAGCCGAGCTCCATCGTCGAGATGGCTGAGATGTGCCGGAAGGCTTTACTTCTTGTTCCGGGCCTGTTGGACGCGGAGCAGGCGGATATCGAGGCTGCAAGCAATACGCTTAACGCGCTGAATGAGTGCGACTTCTACCAGATCGACGAGAGCATTGGTCGGGCTGCTGACCAATTCTACGAGAACACCTTCGGCGGAAAGAAGACGGAAGAGCTTGTTCTGGACAGCGACTGCCGCCTGCCGTCGAATGTCTGTGCGTTCTGGTCCCCCGGCACAAAGATCACCTTCGAAGGCGGAACAGACAACCTTCCGTTCATGTACTTTGCCATAACCCACAGAAGCGACCCGGGGAAATGCTTCGTATACCTCGTCTCGCCCTACTTCGCGCCCATGTTTCAGGGCTACTACGAGATTGGCGTGGCGGACTCTCTTAGAATTAACGGAAGAGGAGATGACATCACCCGCCCGTATGACCAACAAATCTTTTCCATGCACACGCTCACCGTTGCCGCCATGTGCTCGATCCTGAACCAACCCTCGTTCACCAAGCGTGAGCCCGCAGGGTCGAGGCAAGAGCGCCGCGCTGCCAACCGCAGCGGGGGGTACGCCACTGACGCATGGCACAAGATCACGTGGAACATCGGCGAGGAGGTCAAGGCCAAGCTCACCCGCGACGAGCCTGTGCGCTGCATGCCACTGCACTACACCCGTGGGCACTGGCGCAGGGCCGAGGAGGGCTGGAAGAATACCACCCAGCGCAAGGACGGCCTCTGGTATCAGTGGATCGAGGGCTTCTGGTCGGGGCACCCGGCCTTTGGCGTCAAGAAATCATATCACGCACCGAAGATGGGAGACGCAGCATGACCGACCCCAGCCTTGTCCAGTTCCTTGAGGAGCTAGGCCTGCGCCCAAAGCACATCGAAAATACTAAGACAACCCCCCAGTCCAAGGTTTATCCCAAGGCGGAGACCAGTGACTGGTACAAACGCGGAGAGGAGTGCCCATTTTGAAGAAGAACGAGGACAAGGCGGACATATTCGCCAAGGTGATGAGCCGCATGCCAGACTCGCTTACCCCCGAAGAGGTGTCGGCGTTCGTCATGGGGACTGTGCATGCGTATATGGGTGACGACGTCAGCGCAGCATTGAGCACGTTGATCACAAGCACTATCGTATACGCGAAGGCTGTTGGTATCCCGGACGACAGGATTGCACAGGCCCTGATTGGATGTGCCGATCACGTCCTGTCCGAGAACCGAGGTCCGAAGTACACGATCAACTAAGCAAGGGAAGTAACAGTGGAAATCGAATCGATCACACCGATCATCAAGGAGATTTACGTCTCCGACCTGACCCCCTCGAACAGCGCGTTTGCCACAACTGTTAACGGCGAGGCGGTGTTTGTTAACACGCGGATCATTGAAGCAATCAAGGTCCAGCCTGGTGACAAGCTCAAGGCCTATGTCATCGCCAACTACTCGGACAAGCGGGACAAAGTTCCGTGGCGCGCGATCCGCTGCGAGGTGATTGGATCCATGTTTGAAGAGGCCCGAGAATCCGTGGCCACGCCGGAAAAGAACATGAGCGAAAAGATCTTGGAGGCACTGGACATACACGGCCCGCTTCGCACCGCAACACTGGGACGTCTGCTGGGATCCAACTCAGGAGACGTCGGGCGCGTGTGCCAAGGTCTGTTCTCCGAAGGAAAGATCGCAATGGCCGACGTGTTCAGCGATCCTTCTCAGAAGCGTTCTTCCCACCGCGTGTGGGCGGTGAACCTCAACGACTTTGACGTTGATCCGTTCGAGGACGGCGAGGAGTGATCTACTTCGCTGTCCCGCAGATGCGCTTCGCGGTCTCGTTGTGAACAACGATGTCGACTAGGAGCGTGCGGTCGTTCTGCAGGAGCCAAGACACGGTGTCGTCTGTGCCAAAATACATTGGCGAGACGACATCGCAGTAGCTATCCCCGCTTATCTTCGCGCACCCACTCGCTAGCACGAGCAGCAAGATGGGGATCGTCCAAGATCTCAACTTCATCCTCGACCTCCTTGGCGGTCTTCATGCTAGACAGACGCTTCTCATCGATCTTCCGCTTGGTGCGGTCGATGCCATTCTGCACACCGCTGATGTAGATGCCCAGCATCCCTGCCACGAAAGCAAAGGCAACCAAGGCATAGAGCTGGATGCGACTGAACATCAGCGCACCCCCTCAGCCCACTTCTGGAGACGCTCACGCATGATCCAGAGGGTGAACAGGACGCTCACACCAAGGAAGCCCAAGACAATGTACTGGGCATTCCCATCGAGGGCGGCAAGGGCGGTGACGCCAGCGCCAGCCTTGGTTGCAATGTCCAAGGTGCTAGCTTGAAGCGTCTTCGACTGAGCGAGCGAGGTCCGAGGTGCACGGGCCATCTCTTCCGTATCCGGGATTTGGACGGGCGTAAGGAAAAGCTTCTTCTCCGCCTCGCGGCGGCGGGTAAGCCCGGCAAGAACCTTACCACCCGCCTTGTTCCACATCAGGATAGCCTTCGCAGCGCCAGCCTTGTCGCCTGCGTTGAAGAGACGGAGCGCCGAGGACTTCCTGAACGCTCCCGTCCCGATGTTGTAGGCCAGACTGAGGAAGGCACCGTACTCATTGTTGTTGATGGGTGCGGTGATGGCAGGCCTGATCTGCTCGCCAAACTTCTCGAGCGTCTTCTCAAGAAGATCCTCGGCTTCTTCCTCGGTCACAGTCATGCCGGGCTTGGGGTCGATGCCCACGCCAGCCATGGCAGTCGTGCCGTAGCCAATGGTCCAGACTCCGGCCGGACACTTGTACGCCTTGGCTCGAAAGCCCTCGAACTCTTTGATCAGGTCAAGGGTATCTTGGTTGATCTGCATCACGCCACCTCAGCTTGAGTGTCCTCGAATGCCTTGCGGATTAGGACCGACAACTGCCGGGCCATGGACCGCTGCTCACGATCTGCGAGCTGGCGCAGTTTGTCGTGGTCGTCGAGCAGCAGACCGACGTTGCGAAACTTGGGATCTTCTTTGGACATGGTAGACCTCATGACTTGTTGTCCGTTTCTACCCTACTTGGTCCCTTCTTGCAACCGCGCGTAGTCTCAAGCCATTTGTTGTAGCCATTTCGAGTGGCCTCCGAACGTTTATCGTGCCCCCGAATGGCGACGACGTTGTCCTTACGCATGGCAGACAGCATGGCCTCGGCAAGGTGTGGCTCGAATCCGCGCTTGACGAGCTGACGGATTGCGTTCTGTCTGGAGTAGAACCCCTTCTTGTAGTCCACGAAAATTTCGATGATGTCGTCGTGGTCTTCTAGCTTGTCAGTCATAGCAACTCCTTCTGCGGTTTAAGGTTGAGCCACTTGCGGGCTTCCTCTCCGAGGACCTTCGCTCCGATCTCGATCTTACCACGAAGCGACTCGACGATCTTCTCATCAATTGTCCCGGCAGAGATCAGATCGATATAGGTGACGTTGTTCTTCTGGCCGATACGATGGGCGCGATCCTCGGATTGGATGCGTGTTTCCAGATTGAAATCGTTCGCGTAATAGATGCACAGGTTTGCTTCTGTGAGCGTCAGACCATAGCCTGCGGTGGCTGGGTTGCCGACGAAGAACCGAAGCGGGTGATCCGGGTTCTGGAAGTTGCGGACAATATCATTGCGAACATCGTCTGGCGTGTCCCCGAAGTAGGCCGCTGAACTACCCTCCCCAAAGGTCTTGTTCAACATCGCCGTGATTTGTTGTATGTCGTACCGGAAGCGGCTCCAGATGATGGCTTTGCCGGAGTGCTCTTCGAGGATCTCAGCCAGCGCCTCCATGCGATTGGACGGGAAGTATACCATCTCCCCGTCGTCTGTCTTCAAGTGTCCGGACAAAACCTGCTGCATGCGAAGGAGCTGCGTGATCACGGCCGGAGCAGTGACGAGTTGCCCGTCCTCGAGCATGGTCATTGCCATGTTGCGAAGCTGCTCATACATTTTGAACTGCTCATCGGTCAGGCTGACATAGCGTGCAGTGTAGGTTTTCTCTGGAAGATCCAGGCAGTCCTTCTTCAACACCCGGAAGCTGTTCTGGTCGATGCGGTGTGTGAGTTCGTCAAGGTTGCGGTAGCCGACAACCTGCTGGAATGAGTGCGCTCCCATCTTCCTCTGTTGCGTCACAGCGTACCGATTCTGAAACGCGTAGTACGAGTCGTAGCCCAAGATCCGAGGTGCGAGGAACTCGAACTGAGCGTAGGCATCCATGGGAGACTTGGTGATAGGTGATCCAGTGAGGATGCGGCGGTAAAAGAAGCCCGCCGCGATCTTCATCAGCGCCTTGGTTCTCTTGGCCTTGTGGTTCTTGATGGTGGTGGATTCGTCGATGGCAATCATTCCTTTGGCACCGAAGTTCTTAGCCATCCACTCTCCTGCACTACGGCCCTTCAGTGTGGAGAACGCCTCGACGTTCATTACGAATACGGTAAGACCATTGTACGGCTTTTGTACGGATCTGACCTCGTCTTGCTGCTTCTTCGTGCCGCCAGACACCCACCGGATGACTCGATACTTGACCTGGTCTGACATGTGCTCCGGGATTTCCTTCGACACCCAGTTACGATACACGCCCTTGGGCGCAATGATCAGCGCGAAGTTTACCTTGCCTCCGAGGTGTAACCCGGCAAGGTTGTCAATCAGAACCTTAGACTTCCCGGTCCCCATTTCCATGAGGTATCCGTAGGATGAACGCCACATACCCTTCGTGAGGGCATCGACCTGGTGTTGGTATGGTTTAGTTTTAACAAACTCTATTGACATGCTCTTCTCCTTCTCATACGGTTTGGCTCATGGTTAGCAAACAAGCTGGCCACAAGCAACCCTGAAGAGGAAAAACTTATGACCGATATCTTTGATGACATTTTCGACGAGGCCGGTGCGCTCGGGAATGTGGATACCGCAACCGGCAAGACTCTCAGCGATCTGGTTCGAAAGCTCCGCACGGTGGAGCGGGAGATCGAGAGCGCCGAGGAGTACCTCAAGACTCTGAAGCAGGAGAAGCACAAGCTCTCCGTTGAGAACATCCCAGCACTCATGGATGAGATGGGTATCGACCGCATCGACGTCGACGGCGTTACCGTAAACCGTAAGCTGATGGTTCACGCATCGATCCCCTCGGACCGAAAGGACGAGGCCTTCTCTTGGCTCCGCTCCAATGGTCTGGACGACATCATCAAGAACGATGTGACCGTGTCCTTCGGTAAAGGGCAAGACAACATTGCAGGCGATCTGATTGGTCGGCTGCGCGAACAGGGGTATGACGCAGACCAGAAGACCTACGTCCACCCATCCACACTGAAGGCCTTTGTTAAGGAACGCTTCGAGAGTGGTAAGCCCATCGACCTCGACATGTTCGGGGCCTTCATC